GGGCCCGCCAGGCCCACGATGTTCTCGTTTTGTTCTCCTGCTGGCGCATTGAGAATGATTATCATTCTCAAACGTATATCCTAACTCTTGAAAATGTTTCTCTAGTAAAAGGTAAAGTTTTCCCGTCAGGATATCTCCATACGGCTTTGAATAACCAATCTTTAGAATAAACATTTTTTATTTCTTCGTTTAAACTATCATAATCTAAATCAAAAACAGCAGTAGAAGCAATCAATTCTCTTGTAAATTTGTTAGGGTCAGTGTCTAGTAATTCTATATTATCGTTAAACCAATTTGAATCTTTAGTCATTTAAACCTCCTTTATCGCTGTATAAATAAATGCAAATGATGAAATGATTAAACTAGCAATTAACATTTCTTTTATATAAAATGGATTAATTGACTCAGTATTATAAATTATTTCGGCAACGGGCAACATTGCCAAAGCAAATAGTATAATTGAAATTTTAGCGATTAATCTTAACATTTTTCTAACTCCTTAATTAATGTTTCTAAAGCAATATCTCTGCCTATAGTTTTATTATTATAGTCTATGCTATTCCATGTTGGACAATAATTAAACATATCCTCTTTTTGAAGTGTTATCTTATCAAAAGCAGATAAAGATTTTTTGTCATTGCTAGAAAATTTCCAATATCTTAATGGATCTATTTCTCGATTATTTAATCTCAAGTCTTGTTCTTGTTTTGATATAGAAAGCCATAGTTTAATAAAAGTTATATCTTGGCTTGATTCCCAGGAATTAACCTTATTCATAAAATTAGCGTATTGCTTTTGAGAACACCAAGCCATAACGGGCTGAAGCAATGCTCTTGAATAGTGCGACCTATCATAAAAAACAATTTCGCCTTTTTTAGGCATTAGTTTTGCCCATGACGGCAACCAGTTATCCATTTGTTTTTTAGTCGGCATGAATGACGGCACAACCTTATAAGTATATGGTGGTAGGTATTGTGTAAAATCTTTAATAGTGCCTGACTTACCTGCTCCATCTCTGCCTTCAAGTAAAACTGCAATTCTCTTGCCTTGTCTATGTATTGACTCGGCTAGCTCATTAAGTTTAATTAAATTTTGTAATCTTGTATTCATATTAAGCAACCTTATTATATTTGTTAGGGTGTATTACAGAAATTCCAATCTGTCTTAATAGTGACCTAACTTCGTTATTGTCATCAAACATAACCTTGTTAGCTTGTTTGAATTGTTTTAGTGATAGAAAAGAATTAAGTTGTTTTCTTTTTAGTTTAGCATCATTTTCCATATTGCCTTGAGGTCTGGAAATAACCTTGTCTGCAAGAATTCCATTTTCCATCATAAACTCATAATCTGCATATGATAAACATCTAGCAGTATTGATTATAATATAGTCACCTTTTTTATGTCTGCGTTTCATCTCTTGAGCTAGTGGTAAAATCTTATCTTGAAAGATTTTTTCAGGTGTATTATTCTCAAACCATTTAGCAAGATTAAGATTACCATTTGAATCAGTAACTTGTCTATGTGAGGAATCTATCACAGTTCCATCTAAATCGAATATTGTAACTTGTTTAATCATTTGTAACCTTTTTGTTTGTTTCTTATATTATATATATAAGGGTTAATGATGCAAAAGTCAAGGGCATCAAGTGCTTTTTTTAAATTAATTTCTCCTTTGTTTTCAATGACTTAGCAAAATAGTTGTTAACATGTTAAGTATCTTAAGTCCTTGTTTTTAAAGGGTTTTTTCGGCGGGGGCCTTTGACCAAATGTTGAGGGAAAACGAGATGTTCACGTTTTGTTCTCGCTGGTGCGTTTATAGAATGGGGAAGGAAAATAAAAAACCCATTCTATAAACTAAGTAGAAAACTAAATATAATTATCTTTTAAGTTAGCTAATTCTTTTCTTAAACTTCTTAATGCTTTAGCTTCGATCTGTCTAACTCTTTCTCGTGATGATAAACCTAGTGGCTTATAAACTTCTTCAAGTGTTGCTTCTTCTAAATATCTCATTCTTAAAACTTTCTCTTCTATCGGCTTAAGTTTGAGTAATATATCAGTAATAATTTTTTTGCCATTTAAGAAATTCATATTAAAAGTTTCATCATAGTATGTAGTTGAATAATCAGTTGCTGAATAATCGTGTATCATTTTTCTCTCCTTGTTATGCTATTATAATTGCATATATCAGTTTGTAAGTCAACCCCTTATATATAAAATAATTGATTTTTTTAGTTAATATGTTAAGTATCTCTCGTAGGTAGGGCGGTTATTAGGACTTGCAAACCTTACCGACCGGCGGTCACATGCACAGAGCCTCGACCTGGGAAAATTTGAAAAATTGCGAGAGAATCTTGACACCCCCTTAGAGGGAGAGTATAATAAATGAATAACCAGATCTTCTAAAGAGAGTACAATGACTAAAGAAAAATTTAAGTATGGCCCGCTTATATGGAACTGTATCGGTGAGGAAGAGGATGATGAAGAAGGTAACTACTATTGGCCTGGAAATCCTCCTGTAGCCTATGATGAATGGGATTTACCTGTAGACAAAGATGGTAAACAATGTTTACCCCTGAGTAGCCCTTTTCACCCGCATTATGTTTTTACAGATACTATTACTACTAAATATGGTATTAAGTTTCCTGCATCTTTTAAAGATTATGAGGACTGGTTAGATAAAAACTTCATTGTTTTTGATGAGCTAGCTGTGAAACGTAACATAATAACAAAAATAATTACACAAGTCGTTGTAAAGACTGATGCAGTTATTGTTTATAAGATGGTACGTCTTAATATAAAAGAGGTTGAAGCTCACTATGGAAAGTCTTTTACTAAGAAGAGAGTAGATTTAGATGCCAACGCGTAGAACACAAATTATTGATGCCCTTGTAGCAGATTTAGAAGCTAATACAGACGTAGCGGCTGGAAACGTCTACAAGCGATTCAAGTACCTTGACGAGCTAAATGACTTTCCTTCCATCACATTTTTAGCTGGTGGAGAAGATCGTATTCACTATGGAGCAGGTGAAAAGTTTGGAAGAATGAATGTACAGATTAGAAACTATGTTTTTGCTGAAGATCAGCTAGACGCAGCCGAAGAGCTATCCAACAACGTTGAACTAAGTGTTATTGATAAGTTCGCAGGTTTACATCGGGAACTAGGAGTTCAGAGTGCTCAAGTAGTAGAGTTTCGCACTGACGAAGGGCTCTTTTCTCCTTATGGAATTGGAGACCAGACTGTAACGATCACATATGAAATAGAATGAAAGCACTCATGGTGGCTGTACTGATTTTACACTCATTAAACTATGATGATAGCTTACTAAGACCCCGTGGACGACCAGGAGAGACAACGCATGGCAGACGCAAAAACACAACCGATAACAACCGTTGAAGCACTTAATCGCAGTTTAGAGACACCACCTCTGGACCCTGTAGTGCTAGCTGTTGCGAATGATTATCTTAGTGGCAAATCAATCAGCACACTAGCTGAAGAGTATGGCATTAGTGAAGATCGCGTTACCTCAGTGATCGAGAAAAAAGAGGTAAAGAGCTATATTGATTCAGTTTTCGCTACGCAAGGATATCTCAATAGGGTCAAGCGTGTAGCACTAATCAATCGTGTCATAGATCAAAAGCTTGAAGAAGCTATGGAAACTGGCATCTATAGTAAAAAAGATTTATTAGACTGGATGAAACATCTTCAGGATGTGGAAACTAATCTTAAGCCTAAAAAAGATGGACCAGCTGTTGCAGTCCAGATAAACAACTATGATCGATTAATGAAAGATTTAATGGATTAAATCACACTAAGAGCAAAAATTTCGCGGCAATCATGATGTGTCCGCGGGAGAGAGGTAAAAATGGCAGGTAAAAACGATCAACCCTTTAAACATGTGGGTAACTTTCGCATTGATTTTGAGAGAGCACTTTCATCACTCTCTTGGGACAGAAAGACTACAGGTCCTACAGGAATTGTAGATAATCATATAAAATATGATGACATTGACATGACAGGTTGGATTAAAACTGTTGGCGATGCCATGTGTGAGGCAGTTGGCGGACGAATGTGGGATTTAAACTATACATGTCCAGGAAGTATTACGCGCCCTCACATAGATCGACATAGTATATTTGCTAAGCGCTTAAATGAGTGGGATAAGGTAAAAGCTGGAATTTATGATCATCACGAACGCTATGTTCGATATTGGATACCGCTAAACAAGAGAGAATTTGGACAATGGTTTGAGGCTAAAGATCTTGGCACGCTCTCTGATTGGCAGGCAGGTGACATTTTTATTACTCCTGCACATATCAGACATACAGCTGTTACTGCAGGAGATGAAGGTAGATACTATATGAAAATTGCTGCCATTAGAGGTAGCAACACCTTAGCAGATAGAGATGAGTTTGAAACTTATGACTTAAGTCATATTAAGTAGGAGCGAATATGAGTAAACAACCAAGAGATGACGGAAATGCTGCGATCCCTGTTCTAGGTCTGCGACCTGGTGGAGGGCAAACGATTGTCACAGGAACCTCTGCAACTAGAAGTGCTGCAATTGCTGGGTCAGTCCGTGTAATCACTCTATATAGCACAGTGGACTGTTTTATTGAAACAGGTGATAGTTCCGTAGAGGCAAACACTTCAACCTCACATTTTTTACCTGCACAGATTCCATATGATATAAGTCTAGGCAGTGAAACTATTGCTAGCGACAATGATCGATTCATATCGGCTATACTAGCTACAGGCTCAGGGATACTATATGTAAGTGAGCGAGACTAATGGCTGTCACAAGACTTAGACTTGCTTTAAGTCTTTCAGCTGTTAAACGGTTCATTGGGGATGGCGGAGTAGTCGACCACCTCTTAACACAAGCTTCTGATTTTCTTGTAGTTCAAGACGGTAGACTGCTTCTAGGTGAGAATAGCGAGTTTGCTACAGGACCACGTTTTGTTGATGAACCACTCTCTGCATTGTTAACTGAAGCAGGTGAGTTACTCTTAATGCAGGATGAAAATATTCTTTCTGCACAGAGAGTCCTATCAGTTGAAGAGACTGGCGAAAACTTCTTACTATCTCAAGACAATAAAATACTGATCTCAGAAAACGGACTGCGTCTCCTTGTAAAGCAGAGTCAGCTTGTTGGTCAGTCATTACCTGCTGATGGATTAACAACTCAAGATGGTATATCTCTGTTTACTCAAGATGGCTTGGAGATACTTGCTGAACAGTCTGAATTTACAGGCTTGAACATTGAAGGTGACATTCTACTACTACAAAATGGAAAAATACTAACAGCGGAGAATCATGATTACTTAAATGCTCAGAGTTCTGTGTTTGTCTAGTAATTAGTTAAGCTTAAAAAAACACTTTTGACATTGACATGCAAAAATGCCACAATACAGCATAGTATATTTAAGACTAGGGAGAGATAAAAATGGCAAACGTAAAAATTACCGAACTAACCGAACTTGCCGCCATTGACGTGGAAGATAATGACGTTGTGCCAATTGTTGATGTTGGAGGCGACACCACTAAAAAAATTACGATTGGAAGTTTAAAAAGCGCTACAGCTGCTGCAAATGACTTTATTACTTTTACACGGTTAGATGCTAATATTAACGTTGTACAAGACAATGTAGCTTCTCTTTCT